ATGACCAATTAGAGGTAATTAAACACTATTTTGAATAATGCCAACATACGAATTTGAAAATACAAAGACAGGTGAACAATTTGAAGATATGATGACCATATCTGAAAAAGAAGATTACCTAAAGAAGAATCCACACATACAACAAATTTATACTAGACTAAATATTGTTAGTGGTGTTAATACAAGTAATAAAACAGATTCAGGTTGGAAAGAAAACCTAAGTCGTATTGCTGAAGCTCATCCTAATAGTGCTTTGGCAAAAGAACATGGTAGTAGAAAATCTATTAAACAAGTTAAAACTGAACAAGTATTAAACAAACATAGAGCAAGGAAAAAGTAATGGCAGATATACCAGATTATATGAGAGGTTTTGATTTAGATGATGATTGGGGATTTACTCCTGTCACAGCAAAACCTGAAACAGAACAACAACCAGCCATTGACCCGAGTATTATAGAAAATTCTAATTTAGAACTGGCTAAAGTAAAAGAAGATGTATCAGACATCAAATCAATGATGAATGAAGTATTACAGATTGCTTCTGAAAATAGAACACAAGCAGTAGAGATTACAGATGAAGCAACACAACAACGATTTAAAGATATAGAAAAGATTATATTACCTTTTTTATATAATCTTTCTAAATCAGATGAGCCTTATATTCATTGGCCGAACCGTGGTCCGATAATTAAGGCACAAATTGAAAAAGTCCTAAAACTCACAAGGGGGTAGTATGGATTATAAATTAATACACAAGACCTTAAAGACGAAGGTCAATGTAACCGAAGAAGTACGAAATAATGATAGAAGTTATGCCTCATGGCATGAATTGAGAGAATTAAAGAAACAAAAGCTACAAGCGAAAGATAGATTACACGGAGTAAAAAATGGAAGCTAATTATAAAAAATGTTTAGAAACAATACTACACCACGAGGGCGGTTATGTCAATCACCCAAAAGACCCTGGCGGAGAAACAAATCTAGGCGTCACCAAGAGAGTTTACGAAGAACACGGTGGCACAAAAGATATGAAAGACCTAACGGTTGAGGATGTAGCACCAATATACAAAAAGGGATATTGGGATAAATTAAAAGGTGGTGATTTGCCATCAGGTTTAGATTTATGTGTATTTGACTTTGGTGTAAATGCTGGACCAGGCAGAGCAGCCAAATATTTACAATCATTAATAGGCACAACACCAGACGGTGGTATTGGTCCTATGACACTAAAGGCAGTGTCAGAATATGTAACAGAACACGGTTTGAAAACTACGATTGAACAGTATCAATCAGAAAGACAAAAATATTATGAAGGTTTATCTACTTTTGCTACTTTTGGTAAAGGTTGGACTAGACGAGTAACTGAAACTACAGACCTTGCTTTAGAACTAGTAAGTTATTAACAGGTAATTCTGTTTTTCGGTAACTCATATTACTAAATAAAAAGATATCATTTAAAGAAATCTCTATCTTTTGGTAGAGATTTTTTTGTCTTTATAAAGGAAAAATAAATGAAAAAAATAATACTAACATTATTAGCATCATTGTTAATTACTAATGTTGCTAAAGCAGAAATCTCTGGCGCTGTCGGCGTTGATTTTTCTAAGAACGCTAGTGGTGATGTAATTGCTACTAAAGATATTGATGTAATTATATCAAGTGATGAAGGTTTTGCTTCTATCAATGTAATTACAGATGCTAACGACCAGTTAACACTAGATGAATACTCACTTGGTGTAAATCATGCTAAAGGTACACTAAGTTATGGTGACCAAGGCGACATCTTTATCGGTGGTGGACTAGAAGTAGTCGGTGCTAATACAATCGAAAATCCAAGTGATGATGGTGAAAGTATCATCTTAACTTACAACAAGACCTCTGTAAGAGCAAAATTTACAGACACAGGTACTGATGTAACAGATTTTGATACAATACAAGCTAAACATTATGTTACACTTGGTAAATTAGAAGCAGGTGTATCAGTAGACCACACAATCGAAACTGATGACAACATTTGGGCATTATCAGGTGCTGTAGATTTAAATGAAACAGTATCATTATCTACTGTGGCAACCTATGATGACACAAATACGACTGATGAAATTGGTTACGAAACAATCATTTCAGCAGATAAAGTATCAGCATTTTTTGACGGAAGTGATGATGATTCACTACAAAACGTAGGTGCTGGGTACAAATCTACATATAAATCTGTAGATTGGTATATCGAAGCAGGTTACAATTTAGATTCTAAAGACGTAACTCCTGCTGCTGGTGTATCAGTAAACTTCTAAAAAAGACGACTTTTAGTGTGGGATTACGGTCCCACGCTTGACATTTTAACTGAAAGGTGATATTATTATATTATGGCAAGAAACTTCACATTTGTTGATTTAGATAAATCAAATTTACCTAAAACTAAAGGCAAAAACGTCAATGGTTTTAGATTCTACGATATTGAGGGTAAACCTTATCCCTCTGTAACTTCCGTTCTAGGAATTAGAAAGAAAAAAGAACTTAAAGAATGGCGAGATAAGATTGGTGATGATGTTGCCAATTGGGAAATGAATAGAGCTGCTAGACGTGGTTCTGCTCTTCATACTTTAGTTGAACAATATTTAAAAGATGAAACACCATCAATACGTGGTGTTTTACCTCTAGGTCTATTTAAATTATTAAAACCTTATGTAGACCAAATTGATAATATTCATTTATTAGAAACTATTATGTTTAGTAAAAAGTTAACGATTGCTGGGCAAGTTGACTGTGTGGCTGAATACAATGGTAAACTATCTGTAATTGATTTTAAATCTGCTAACTCAGAAAGAAAAGAAAACTGGATAGATAATTACTTCTTACAAACAACAGCATATGCTATGATGTACGAAGAAAACTTTGGTACTCCTATTGAACAAATTGTTATTTTAATTGCTGCTGAAGATGGCTCTGTGGCTGCTCATGTCAAAGAAAAGAAAGATTATATAGACGAACTGATTACCTCTATAGATAACTTCTATAAATATTATGAGGAAGAAAACAAAGATAAAATAAAATAATTATTTTATAGTTCCAGATAGGAGAACTATGTTAAAATACTTAATAAGTTTTATATTATTAAGTCAAATAACTTTTGCTAATAGCCTACAAATAAAAAATATTCCTAATATGTGTGGCACAGTTGCCGACATGGAACAATTTTTAGAAGATAGAAATTATAAAGAATATGCTATTGGCATAGGTAGAAAAAACGGATTGCCCACAGGTGACCCAATATATGTTGTGATGTTTTATCAGAATGAAAATAAATCAATTGTACCTGTGATGTATGTGGTTGGTTTTAATGAAATGTGTGCTAGTTTTATTGCTTTTGACTATACTGAATTTAAAGAATTTGACATTGACGATTAGACAATAGTCAATAGGGACTCCGGGGCGGTACCGGACACCTCCACCATAAGCACATCATGGTCCTAGATGAAGGAAATTGATGTGCTTATGTTGGGGGTGATATAGGTTTGACCGTTGATGAAAACTAATCTGAGTTGAATCGCTGATACCGTACTATCTTAAAATAAATGCTAACGATAATTTAGCTATGGCTGCCTAATAAGTAGTCGGCGTCTGGTGAGAACGTGGCAACAGAATCTCACCGTTGACAATTATATGGAGGTGTGATATATTAATATAATGAATATACAATTAATTGACAAAATGGGCAGTGATATGTCAGTCGTAAATGCTGCTCGTGTATCTTTTTCTAAATTTAAAGATAAGTTTGATGAGAAAGATGAAAAATTAATTAGTTATCTAGCAAAACACAATCATTGGTCACCTTTTGCTCACGCTCAATTACAATTTAGAATTAAAGCACCTGTCTTTGTTGCTCGTCAATTAGTTAAACATCAGGTTGGATTAGTTTGGAATGAAGTTAGTAGAAGATATGTTGATGAACAACCTGAATTTTTTATACCTTTTATGTGGCGTGAACGAGCAGAGAATGTCAAACAAGGTAGTGCTGACACAGAAATAGAATATGATATTACCGACTATATCAAAAAGACACAAGAAATCTACCAAGATATGTTAGAGAAAAATATTGCTCCTGAAATGGCAAGAATGATATTACCTCAATGTATGATGACTGAATGGATATGGTCAGGTTCATTATACGCTTTTGCTAGAGTATGTGAACTAAGAAACAAACCTGATGCTCAATCAGAAACTAGAATGATAACAGAACAAATGGCAAAACATTGTAGTGACCATTTTCCTGTAAGTTGGAGGGCTTTAAATGAATAGTAAAGAGTTTTCTCTTATAATAGAGGCTTTACGAAAAGACAAAAGGTGTTCTTATATGGACGCTGTAGTATTATACTGTGAAGAAAACGAAATTGATCCTAGTACAGTAGGTTCTATGATTAATAAATCGTTAAAAGAAAAGATTAAAATAGAGGCACAAGAACTAAATTTACTCAAAGATAAAAGTAAATCTGGTAAACTGCCAATATGATATGTACGGAGGATTTGATGTTTTTAAAACTTACTTGGCTGTCAAGCTTCATTTTACTAGTGATAAGTATAACTATATTCAGTATGATGGTAAAGTTAATTGTAAGTTAGATACATTTACAAAAAGAAATGACAGATATTTTTTTCATAAACTTAGTAAAAAGTATAAAGAATCTGAAATACTTGATTTCTTTGTTGCTAACTTTTTATCAAATCAAAAGAAATGGGTTGGGAGTTTATTAGAGAATGATGGTAAAGACACATATATCAGTTACAAAAAGTTTAACGAATCTTTTAAGTATCATTTTAGGAATGATTGTAGCACTATTCACAGTGACCTTATTAGCAATAATATTGTATTTGATGATGGCTTTCGTGCTATTGAAGGTCAGCATCCAAGGGTTCTTAAACTTCTTATTAGAAAGAAAATTAGTTATCAAACTATTGTCGCTATGGACAAGATTTTGGGATTTATTAAGAAATGGGATAAAGAAATTTCAGAACGTGTGGTATGGAAAGATTTATCCTTTCGTATTAAAAAGTTTGGGGCATTTGTAAAATTTAATGACACTGAATGTAAACTAATTATGAAGGAGGTGTTTATCAATGGTTAGTTGTGAAACGTGTGGTATGATAGGGCATGAAGGGACTAAATGTCCAGAATGTGGTAATATAATATTGAAAAATGGATAGATTTCCTACTGCTGAAGAACGATGGAAGAGGAGAGGTATTGTAATTAAAATGACAAGTGATACTGTATTTTGTATTGGTAATGGAGAAAGTCGAAAAGATTTTGATTTAGAACAGTTAAGACAATATGGTAAGATTTATGGATGTAATGCTATCTACAGAGATTTTAAACCAGACGTATTGACTGCTGTTGACCATGGCATATCACATGAAATATATCAATCAGGTTATGCTAAATATAATGAATGTTATTTTAGAAGTTGGACTAAAGTTCCAAGTATGATGTATGAACATCTTGTAGAAGCACAGGCACCTCAAAAAGAATTAGAAGAATACGAAAAGTATATTACCATTACAGAGAATAAAGAACAACAACCTTATGCTAAAGAGTTTGTATTTCATGGCTCTACATTACAAGGGGTCATTAATATAA